GCTCGACCTCGATCTGTGCGATCAGGTCCTGGATTCCGGACATGGCTGTCCCTTTCGGGTGTGGTTTCGGATGGTTGGTGCCATCGACGAGAGCCACCCCGGTGCGATCTGCCGGGAACGGTGTCGATTACGGCCGGTGCGATCTGCCGGCAGCGCGTGTTGTGGCGGGTTACTGCTGGTGGTACTGCTTGTCGACGTCGAGCTGCGCGAGTGCGAGCCGGATCGACATGCCACTCGGCTCGTCAGCCCGGACGGGCTCGGCGGGCGGATCGGCGACTGGGGGCGCCTCGACGGGCGCGGGAGCGACTGGCTGGACGCTGGGGGCGAGATCCGCGCGGGCCGAGAGCCGGCTCATCGCCTCACGGGCCGCGAGCAGGGGCATGTCGGGGATCGCAGACAGGAACTCACCCGCGCGGGCCGCGATGACCGTGTGCGGGTTCGCCCCGTAGGTGACCGGGCCGACGTCGCCGCGGTCGAGGTCCACCTCGTGGATGCGGAACTGGGTGAAGTCCTCGTTCCACTCACCGTTGGTGATCATGAACATGAACGACTCTTCGGTGACGTCCTTGTCCTCGATCGCGGTGATCAGGTCACGGACGTCGGCCCGCTTCGGGTTGATCCATGCGCGGTTCCGCAGCCCCAGCGCATCGGCCTCGAGCTCGAGGCGGCCGTTGCGGGTCGTCGCCATGGCCGTGCCGCCATGGTTGAACCGGAAGACCACCATCGGGTCGGCAGCCAGGGTCCGGTCGAACGCGTTGGCCGAGACCACCTCGTCGTAGGGGCCGAACATGTCCCACATCTCGTAGGGCTGTTCGGTCATCGACGCGTATCCCTCGACCAGGTAGAACTCCTGGCCGTCCTTCTCCACCATCTCGGCGCGGAACTCGGAGTGGAACTTGACGTCCTCACGCTTGGCCTCGCCGCACGGCAGCGCCGCACGCTGCGCGCCGGTTGCGGACGCGCGTGCCTTCGCCGCCTCTGCGCGGAGCACGGACATGTCTGTCATGGGGTTGCTCCCATCGGTGTGGTGGCGCCCGTAGGTTGAGGTGCCTTCGCGCCCGGGGCGCCGAAGAGTCGGTCGAACTCGGCCAGCTGCGCCTCGGTGAACGGCGCCTGGTCATACAGCGCACGAGCCTCGGATGGCGCCAGCGTGCGGGCGTTGATCCGTGCGGCGATCGTCTCCGCCTGGGTCTGCGGGTCCATCCGTAGCAGCGTGTTGGTGTTCAGCTTCACGAACCGCGGCTTGGGCGTCAGCTTGGTCAGCGCCCGCTCGCGGCGGGTCAGCGGCGACTGGAGATGCATGATCAGGAACTGGAGGTTCCGCTGGATGATGTTCGCGTAGGTGATGTTTCCGCCGGTCACGATCGCGTCGATCAGGTCGCCGGGGCAGTCGAAGAATCGGGCGATGTCACCGATGCCGAACTGCTTGCCGTTGATCCAGTCCGTCGTCTGGTTGGCCACGGTCAGTGGGTTGTACTCCCAGTCCGAGCCTGTGACCCACGGCTGTCCAGAATGGACGCTGGCCTGGAACCGCTGCTTGTGGGTCGCCGCCTCTTCGGGCGACAGGGTCTTCGCGGTGTTCTTCAGTTGCGCGGCCGGGACCGTCGAGTTCCCGAACCAGTCGAGCGCGAACTCCTGGATCGACAGGTACTCACCGATTGACCATGCGGCGTAGGCGACCGGCGACAGCCCGACGTGCAGGCCGGCAACCGTGTACTGCTTCTCGTGCCAGATCGTGTCCGGGGAGTACATCTCGCCGGCCACGCGGTACCCAGCAAGCTCGCCCTTCCTGACGACCACCGAGACATCGCCGAGGGACAGCAGGTCGATCCGCGCCGGGAACCCCAGCCCGTCCCGCTCGGTGATCAGCCCGAACGCGTTACCGGCGCGGTCCAGGTCGAACTGGGAGGAGTACAACCACTCCCCGATGTCGACCCGGTCGCCACCTGGGTCAACCAGGACCTTCGGCTTCGGCACTTCCACCTGGATGCCGTTGACCTTGCGGTACAGGTCCACCGGCATCATCGAGACCAGGTTCGCCCGCAACCGTAGGCACGCCCAGACCGCCGAGTGACGAAGCGCCGTCTCGTTGGTGACCACCGCGCTGCCGCGGGTCGCGTTCACCCGGGACGGGATCAGTTCGGCCGCTGTCGGATAGGTCCGCCTGGCGAACAGGCTCACGAGCCCTCACCTCGAGACGCGAGCCACGAGCCGGCCAGGACCACGACCCCGCCGACACACAGCGCCCACGCCCCGACCATCGGCCACAGACCGCCAGCGACACCAGCGGCGACGAGAGAGAGCCCTAGGGCGTCGAGGAGGGTGGTGACGAACTCACGCACTTGGGCCTCCTACCAGGCACTCTGCATCACGTCGTAGTTGACCGACTGCCGAGCGCCCCAGTGGGCGAGGGTCACGGCCTCGAGCATGGAAACGTCCCCGACACGGCGGGACCAGACCCGACGGTCGGTGCCGCGCCAGCCGGCAGCCGCCACCGCCTCGTTCAGGTCGGCGTAGTCGCCGTGAGCGACCTCTTTCGCCTCCACTGCGTCGTACAGGTCGGCACAGGCCATCACGTAGTCGTCGAAACTCGCCCGGATGACCGGAATGTCGAGCTCGGCGAGATCGTCCAGCAGCGACGCGGCGGGTCCCTTCGCGTCAACCGCCACCCCGATGCCCTGCTCGGCACAGATCCGGCGACACTCCTCCAGCAGCTTCGCCTTCGCGGAGTCAACCCGAACCCGGAGAACCGAGCCAAGATGAGGAACCTCCCCAGTGGACGCGGCGCCCAGCGAGAGCCACACCCGGTCCACATCCATCGCGAGACCCAGCGCCGCAGGCTTCGGAGGGGCTGCGGTGGTCGAACAGTTGACCCAGTTCAGCATGACCGCCGTGCGCAGGTCCGAGAGCCAGATCCCCAGCCGGTCCAGCGCGAACCGTTCTGGCGGGTAGGTCTCGAACTCGCCCTGCACGACCTCGTGGTTGATCCGCTCATGCCAGGCGGGGTTCGCCTTCGCTCGCGTCGACTCCAGCGCCGGATCGTCAGCAGTTTCGGCGGACCACTCCAGCCAGGCCAGCGTCTTGGATCGACCGGCGATGGCCGCGTCGCGGATGCTGGTGAACACCTCGCCGTTATCCTCGGGCGTCGGAGGCGTCCCCATCAGCCAGATCTGCGGGTTTGGCCGCGCCGACATCGTTGAGTTGATCGACACCCACGCCGGCATCCCCAGGATCTGCGCCTCGTCGAGGAGCAGGCAGTCCGAGGAGAAACCGCGCGACCCCGAGACCGTGCGGGCCTTGAACTGCACCATGGCGCCGTTCTTGAACTTGATGTGCTCCCGGTTGATCGCGTTCATCACCTTGTCGACCCGGTCCGCCAACGCCGGTGACTCGTCGATCTGCTCGAGGAACTTCGCGAACGTCTCGCGGGCCGTGTCCTGCGCGTGCGCCGAGATCACGATCTTCCGCTCGCCGAACAGCAGCGCGCCGGCAAGAGCTCGAGCCACGATCAGCTGCGACTTGCCGTTCTGCCGAGGTGCGCTCAGCCCGATCTGCTTCGCCGACCATGTCCCATCCGACCGCTCACCCATCGCGGCTTGGAGGACAACCTCCTGCCACGGGTCGAGCACCACCCCGAACGACCGCGACAAGTCCGCGACGTCCTCCCAGGAGTTAGCCCTGGTTGGCGGCGGGACGACTCGAACTCTTGGCGGAGCCTGCTCCCCGAGTAGCGCGACGCCTGGCGATCTCGTCAACGGGATCACCAACCTTCTCCGCCGGAGTCAGCCGCTCGATCTGCTCCAGGACGTCGGTCAACCGAGCCGCCAGCGGAGCACGCTTGTCAGGATCGGCGGCCACCACGGATGCGGCCAGCACGTCACGCAGAGACTCCAACGCGCTGAGTCGGCTACCCGAGGCCGCTGCGGTCACGAGGTCCACGCGAACCTCCTGACTCCGTGTGTGAAAATCCAGACTGCGAGGGTCTTGCGCGTCGTTTCATTTCTAAAAATTCAGAGGTCCCAACGTCTTCGCGATCGCGCTCGCATCTTGTTGCCTCGCACCGCAGCCTCACTGAGGTTGCACTTGAGGTGGCTCGGCCCGAGGATGCGGGTACCTGTCTG